GTGGAACACGAGCTCGGGCATCTCCTAGACCTCCGGGGGTGCGACCACGACGGTCGGTTCTGGCTCAGGTGCGGGTGGAACATCGGCGGCCGCATCGCCGACCTTCTGGGCGGCTGCCTTGCGGCCCTTGTCAGTGGTGCTCTTGGGCTTGCCCTGGGCCGTCGCTGCGGCGTAGAGGGGGTCGGACGTGCCCGGGATGTAGCGCGCCAGAAGCACTTCTCCGACGTGCGCTGCGGCCTTCTCGAAGCCCTTGTCGTCGGGTGTCAGGAAGCGATGCTCGGGCGTCATCACGCCCCGGTAGACGAGGCGGCTGATGTCGTGCGCGGTCAAGTCCCGCGCGGGGACTCCGGGGATGTGCGGCTCGCCCGAGTCGGGGTCGCCCATGAAGATGAGGACCGGAGGATCGGGCTCCGACTGGTTGAGCTTCTCCTCGTCAGGCATGGGGCTCCTTTCAGGCGGCCTGGTAGTTGCGCGGGATGTTGACCTTCACCTGGATGTCCCAGATGAGGACGATGTAGAGCGGCCAGGGACCCTCGGGCGTGATCGGCCACTCCACGTCCTCGATGCGGTAGTTGAGTGGGATCGACGACTGCACACCCGATGCGAGGAAGGCCTTGGAGTGCGCCTCAAAGGCCATGCCCACACGGGCGGGGTATTTGGTCAGTTCCCCGTAGGCATCCCCAAGGTCCTCGCGGGAGAAGTAGATCTGGAGTTCGACGGTGTGCGTCTGACGCTCCCAAGTCCCGGCTAGGATCTCGCCCTCGCGCATGACCACGAGAGCCGCAGGGGTTTCCTGGAGCACATCCGGAAGAGGCTTGACGACCGTCGCCGGAGCTCCGCCCTTCCCTCCGGCGTAAGCCTTGGCGGCCTTGATGCCCTCGATGGTTGCGGCCACCCGAGCGATGGCGTCGAGCCAGACCTCGCTCTCACCAGCCATCTAGCGCAGGCCCTCGAACATCTTGGCCTCGATGTCCCGCTCGACCCCGCTCCGCTGGGCGTCGAAGGTCGGACCCACGAAGGGCGTAGGACGTTGGCCGGGGTGGGGGATGACTCGCCCCGCAGACGGTCCGCGCCCGATGGGGATGCCGTGGGGTTTCGTGCCTCGCTCAAAGAAGAGCCAAGTGAAGAAGCGCGGCCCGACGATGACGTTGTGACCCTTGGTGCGGTAGCCGACCGACTTCCCCACGCGCTGGCTCCGCTGCGCTCCCGCTGCCCGGAGGGGAGGACGGAGGCGCTTGGCACCCGCTCGCAGGCCGTTCTTGACCCGCTTGTCGAGTGCCCTGCCCTGGAACTCATCGAGGAGGCGCTTGGCCTCAGGCAGGCCGCGCACATCGAACTCGATCACTAGACGTAACAGGCGGCGAAGCGCCGCCGGTAGTGGTCGATGGCCCGATAGGTCACGTCCGGCCAGCGGATGAGACCTGCCGAAGCCCAAGTGCCCCCTCGACCGCCCAGCTCGGGGGGACCAGGCACTCCCCCCTGCACGGACGGGTCCGCTCCGACGAGTTGACGGACCCGTGCCACCGTAGCCTCGCGGAGCCGGACGGGCGGTGTGGCATGACCGAAGGCCGCCACCACTTCGACCTCGTAGTCGCCCGTAGGCCATTCCTGCAGCGTCGTCCCGACCCCCGTCAGGTCGAGGTGGACGATGGCCCCGTCGACTATTTCGGTCAGGTAGTCAGCCGCGTTGACGGTCGTAAGTGTCGAGCCATAGGTGCCGTATTTCACGCTCACAATAGAGCCCGGGATGATGCCTTCGTGGACGTGCAATCTCCGCTTGCTATCAGCGGTGAAGTAGCGCGTCTCCGTGCCCGAGACAGCCGGGTGACGGAAGAAGTCCCGTCCGATCTCAGCCGTCAGTTCGTCCGTGACCACCCGCAGCAGGTCCGAGTAGCGTGCCTGCTTGGCGGTGGAGGGCTCGTCGTTGCCGAACGTCCGTAGGACATCGTCAAGCGTGGCGTAGGTGTCCTGATCCGGCTGCTCTGGGGTCGACCACTGCGACGCGTTAGCGGCGGTGTTGTCCTCATAGCGGTTCCGATACCAAGAGCTGGCCGTGCCATTCGAGTCAGCCGTCTCGTAGCTCTCGGTGCCATCGAGGATGGCGATGAGCGGGAGGTCGACCGGAGCCAGGAAGGCAGCCGTCGTGTCGCGCTGGACATGGAGCTTCGCGTTGGCTCCGTAGTCTCGGAGGATGTCGGCGGATGAGCGGGTCAGGGTGACCGTGAGGTGAATCAACCGTCAATCTCCGGTACGTGCGAGGAGGCGGTGAGGACAGGCACGTCCGTCTCAGCGCGCAACCGAGGAGAGGCGCTTCTCACCGACAGGCGCGGCGGGAAGCCACCAACCGTGGCCACGATGACGGACAAGGCCCCCGACCCGCCCGACGACGCCGTTGACTGTCCGGCGAGAGCAATCGCCGTGGCGAGTTGAGCCGCTGCCGTCGAGCCACCCGCTGCTACTCCCGCCAGCGCGATGGCGGTCGCGAGAGAACCTGCGGCAGTGGATGTCCCTGGAGCCGAGCCGACCAGGCTGATGGCCGTGGACAGGATGCCCGCTGCCGACGAAGAGCCCGCAGTCACTCCGTGAAGAGCGACATCCCCGGTGCTGGACAGGATGCCCGTGGCGTCCGAGGTGCCAGCCGATGCCCCAGCGAGCTGAATCTGGGTCGTCAGGCCAGCGGAGGCGGTCGCTGTGCCCGCAGAGGACCCCGCGAGCGGGATGGCTGTCGTCAGCGAGCCCTGCGCCGTCCCCACGCCCGCTGACGATCCAGCCAGGCGTATCTGGGTCGTCAGACTTGCGGAAGCGGTCCCGACACCGGCCGAGGTCCCTGCCAGCCGGATCTGAGTGGTTAGGGCTCCGGAAGCGGTCGCGACGCCAGCGGAGGAACCAGCGAGACGGACCTGGGTGGTAAGGACGCCCGATGCTGAGGAGCTGCCGGCACTCGACCCGGCAAGAGCCGTATCGGCTCCAGCGGCAGCGACTAGGCCTCGTTGGAGGACCGGGGAAAGGCGCCGGGCGCGGCCCAGACGGGCCACGACTTAGGTCCTCTCGAAGCCGAGCGTCACCCGTGCGTTGACTGCGGCGCCACCAGTGGGGATGGTCATACGCACGCCCATGACCTGTGAGACGGCCGTGTCGTAGGTCTCGGCCAGCGGCCAGTCGTAGATGACCGAGCCCTTGTTGGGGTCGAACTCCAGGGCTGCCAGGACGGTCGGTGTGGTGGGCTCAGTGCCGTAGTTCTTCTTGGCCGTGAAGCCTGCCGTGATGGTCGGGCCGTAGGCCTGCGCGACGGTCACCGCCGTGCCCGTGCCATCGGTCGTGAAGCGCACGATCTCCACCAGGATGGGTTTCTCCGAGGCGGTCACGCCATCGAAGGAGAAGTAGACCTTCTTGAGGTCGATACCGAACTGGGCCGGCGCGATGATAGCCAGGATCGTCTTGGCCGTCCCTGCGGCCGCGAGGGCCACGGCTCCCTCTGTGGTGACGGTGTAGCCAGCCTTAGCCATGCCGATCCTTTCTCACCAGCGGGATGCCCGATGTTGTGCGGTGCGAGATATGAGTTGCATCCCTCGCGCACCTTCGGCCGGTGCGCTGATGGCGTACTCCATCTCGCGCACGATGCCTTGGAAGATGGGCGCGCCGGGGATGAGCAGGCCATGGCCGATACGCACCAGCAGGCCGTCCACCCGAGCGGGTATCCAGGCCCCGCCCGAGGGAGCGGTGGCGTACTGCTTGGAGGGGTAGGAGTTGGTCAAGTCGGAGAAATCCGAGGTACCCGGCCAGGCATCGACCAGCGTGCCGTTGTCGTTGACCACGACCTTGCTTTGGTTCGCGCCCGTGGTGTCGGCGCGGACCGAGGCCGTGATGCACAGGGAGCGAGCGTTGCCCGTCTCACTGGTGGCAGCGAAGCCCACCTGCATGTAGCCCGCCCCATCGTTGACGGTCTGCTTGATGAACGGGCTCGCGCCGGTCATCGGGTCGTCGAGCCGCTGCCAGGCCGTGGTGGTGGCGTTGGACAGGGCTGCCCCAAGATCGTCCACGAACGCGCCCGCACCCACCGAATGGCCCGAGTCCCGCGTGGGCCGGTCGGCGATGACCTTGCCCGCGCCCCAGGGGTAATCGGCGGCAGCGGTACCCAGGATGAACCCGGCGATGTAGATCGGTCCCGAGGCGGTGGCCCCGAGTCCGATGCGGGCCGAGGTCATGTTGACGCTGGTCTGGACATTCGTGGCGGTCTGCTCGGTCCCACCGTCCACTCTGATCTTCGCCGAGCCGGTGCCGGTATTGGAGTCGAACAGGACATCGACGCGATGCCAGGTATCGAGGGTGAGCTGGACGGTCCCGCTGTTGGCTCCAGCGCCCACCTTGCAGAACATCAGCCCGGTCGTGCCGAGCTGGACCGAGAAGGCGCCGTTGGCGTTGGCCGAGAAGAGCGGGAAGATGCCCGCCGAGGGCCAGTTGTCGCAGTAGATATAGAAGCGCGCGGCGACGAACTTCCGGGCGATGGTGTAGGCCAGCGAGCCATCCACGGCGGTGGCGCCGAACTTATACGACGCGGGCATCCCCGGCGGGACGATGGTCGTCTCTACGGCCACGGTCCCGATGAGCACATTCCAGTGACGCTGGATGTTCCCGGTGCCGACGACGGCGATACCACAGCCGCCAGTGCAGCAGAAGTCAGCCGCCATAGAGCCAATCGGTGTGGCTGATGTTCAGCCCCAGCCCGATGGGCTGGACGGTGGGGTAGGTCGTGCCGTAGATGCTGTTGAGCAGCCAGGGGATGCTGCGCTTGACCGTGTTGCCCTCGTTCCAGGTCCGGCCGGCGGCGTCGCCTGAGCGGGTGATGACATCGGCTGCGCGCTTCAACGCTTGGTCGGAGTAGAGCCAGGCCGAGGAGTAGCCCTGGCGATAGAGGAGCTGGGCCTGGACCATGAGCCCGTGCAGGGCTTCGGTCTGGTAGTCGATGCCCTCATCGGCGGGCGGCCAGGTCAGGACCTGATCGCCGCTGGTGGTCTGTGCGATCTCGACCGGGATAAAGCCGTTGGCGTTGATGCCCGAGAGCGTGCAGGCGGGGTTGATGGGCGCCGCAGTGGCGTCGCCAGCGCACGACCATGACACGCGATCGGGGTAGTTGGTGAGCGCGTCGGTGTGGATCCACTTGGTGCGGTCACCGAGGAAGCCCTGATACACGAGGTCGGCTGCTGCGAGGTCGTTGGTATCGCCGAGATAGGCCGAGACGGCGATGCGTGACGCACCCGACAGACTGCCCCAGCTCGAGCCCGCATCCTCGTGGGTGTAGCGGAGGTTCTTCCAGCGAGCATGGCTACCGATGTTCTGCGCACGCATGGCGCCGGCCCAGGTGCGGAACGAGTCATCGTCGGTCGGCGAAAGTGCCCCCAGCCCGATGAGGTCAGCCGCCAGGGCGTAGTTGGAGAGATGGCGAGCCATCGCCAGCACACCGTTGGCCGGTCCTGAGGCCGAGCCCTCGGTGCCGATGACGGCCATGATCCCCGTCTGCGTCTTGGTCCGGTAGGAACCGGTGCCGGTGCGGGCGTAGACCAGAGCTCCGGCCAGGACATGGGCAGCATGCTGGTTGACGGGGTCCTGGATATCTTGCGTGGGCCACACCGCGTCGGCGTAGGCGAGCATGTTGGTATAGGCCGTGCCGCTCGTGGGCAGGGCCGCCAGTTCGCCCGCGTCGATGAGCAGGTACGGCCCCAGGGGGATGACCGGGCTGGTCACGTCCCGGCCGTGCTGGAGGACCATCTACTGGTAGAGCCAGTCGGTGAAGCCGAACATGCGACCCCACCCGGCTGCTCGCGTGGCGAGTCCCATCGAGTACCGCTTGTTCAGCACCCAGGGGATGTGGTCGTTGACGGCGAAGTCGATCCAACCCGTGCCGCCAGCAAGGCGGGAACGCTCGATCATCTCGCCCACCCGCTTGATCGCCTGCGATGACCAGGTGTAGACCGGATACCCGCGTCGGTTGAGAAGCTCGGCCTGGACGATCAGCCCCTGGAGGTCCTCCAGGGTGTAGTTGACGCCGACCGGAGGCGGGGGCCAGGTGAGCGTCACCTGCGTCGACACGCTATCGCGCGGGGTATCCACCGGGATGACGCCATCCACGTTGATGGTGCTCAGGGTGCAGGCCGGGTTGATGGGCGTGTACAGGTCCGGGGAGCAGGCCCAGGTCCGCTCTTCGTCGTATTCCGGCTGCCACAGCGCCAGGAAACCCGAGTAGGCTGTCCGGTCGCCGAGAAAGCCTTGGAGCACCACCCGCGCGAAGTTGATGTCGGTCGTGTCGCCCAGGTAGATGGCGGTCGCGATGCGCGATGCGCCGGCCAGGCAGCCCCAGTTCGCAGGCGCGTTCTCGTGCGTGCCCCGGACGGTGAACCACAGGCCGTGGGAGCCGACCACCTTCGTGCAGATGGTGCTCAGCCAGGTGCGGAAGGTGTTGTCGTCGCCGACCGACAGGCCACGCAAGTTGATGAAGTCGGCGGCCATGACGTATGGCGCCAACTGACGGGAGAGAGCGAGCGCCCCGTCCGCCCCGGACCCGTTGTCCTCCGTGCCGATGGCAGCGAGGATGAGGTCCCGCGCGTCGCTGCGGTAGGTACTCCCGCCCACGCGGGCGTAACGGAGGGCCTTAGCGAAGGCCACCTTTTGATGCGTCAGGGTGTTGATGTCCGCGAGGTTGGGCGTCCCGGCCGCCGCATCAGAGGCGGTGATGATGGCGTCCCAAGCCGAGCCTGACGCTGGCAGGGCCACTAGAGCCGCCTGGTCCATGAGCATGAATGACCCGATCGCGGGCGAGGCGTAGCGGGCTCGGCTGACGGGCATCTAGGGGAGCTGCGCCAGGGCCACCGCCCGCGCCGGATCACCGGCACTTCGGCCATAGCCCCAGAAGTAGACCGTCTGACTCTCACCCGATGGCAGCGGCTGGCGGTAGATGCCCAGCCAGGTGAAGCCGTCAGCCCAGGTCATGTCGATGCCCGTCCGCTCGCCGGTCGGTGGGCCGGTCACGTCTGGCGTCACATCGAGCGAGTGCCAGATGCGCGCCCAGCCTGCCGTCCCGTTGTCGAAGCGGACGCAGGAGACGATGTAGTGCCAGTGACCGTAGGCCAAGGGGCCGAGGTCATAGACGATGCCGATATCGGCGCCTGAGCCGTTGCGCACGCGGTAGCCCAGCTCATTGCGAGCCGTGTCCGCGTCAGGGCCGTCGAGGACCTCTAGCGCGGTGTTCGGCGGTCCACCACCGGAGTGATCCTCATGGACGAGCATCCAGCCGCCCGGCGGGGGGAACTCCGTCGCGTCGCGGAAGAGGACACCCCAGGCATGGCAGGCCGTGACGCCCGCGAACTGGTCCCGAGGATTGGCCCATGCCCCGGTGTGCGAAGGTGAGCTGGGGTACTGGTCGTCCACGTCGGTCGAGACGTTGAGCGTCTGGATAACCAACCGGCCCGAACCCGCCGGGTCCGAGACGATCTCAAACCGCTCGTTGATCCCGTCCCCCGGACAGAACGCACCGGACTCGCCGGGAGCGCAGCGCCCCTCGTAGTCCACGTCATCGAAGCTATCCCAGGCGTCCTGGCCCGTGGTCGCCACATCGGCCATGTCGCCGAGGGTCCAAAAGGCCGGGTATTGCGGCCATTGCAGCTCGAAGCCGCTCGGGGGCGGGACAGTGGCCGTCGGACCAGGGGTAGGCACCACTGTCGGGGTGGCTGTGGGCACCACTGTCGGCGTGGGGGTCGGTAGCGGCGTCGCCGTGGGCTTCGGCGTCTTGCGTGCCTGGTAGTCGATCCAGAGCTCGGCCACCTGTGACTCCAGCGCATCCACGCGTGCGTCCATGCTCGCTAGGTCAGAAGAATGGTGGCCCGAGACAGGAGCATCGGGCCGAATCAGAAGGGCCCCGGCTACTGCCAGGGCCCCGAGGGCTGCGAGGAGGGTACGTCTCATCAGTCTTCCGTGACGTCAAGGTCACCGATCGCGAAGGAAGGCGCTGGGTCACCGTTGTTCACGGTCTTGTTGGGGGTGACGAGTCCCCAGTAGAGGATGTTGCCGGCACCTGACGCGACGTCGGCGATGATGAAGGCGACGACCACGCCCCAGTTGGCAGAGGGAGCCGGGAAGGTGATGGCCGTGCCGTTCGCCTTCGCCCCGCCTGATGCGGCGGGCCAGTTGGTGGCGTTATTGGTGACCGCGACGCGGGCGTAGGAACCGCCCGTCACCTCCACGCCCGGCGAGAGTGAGCCGGACGTGCTGGCATCGTTAGGCGCGGTAGTCAACAGTCCGACGTAGACCGTGGCTGGGGCTGTGGAGGCCACACCACCAAGGAAATGGTCGAGAACGCGGTTCTCCAGGTAGTCGCTCTTGCCGGCCATCAAGGCCTCCTAGTTCCGGGGTAAGGCCACGGCGGGCACAATGAGCCGCGCCGCAGGGCTCTTGGCTCGCTCAGCCCGGTAGCCGTTCATGACCGCCGTCAGTAGCCAGCCCGCGACCTCAGCGATCTCGGCGTCGGTGGCGTCCTCGGGCAGAGCCAGGACAGCAGGGTGGCCGGTCGAGCTGATGGTCACGTTGAACTGGCGCATCGTCACAGTCAGCTTGGCGGCAGCAGCGAGCGCCTCGTCGAGCTTGTCCATCAGGACTCCTTGAAGGGGGGATGGCCGGTTACGCCGGCCAGTCGGACGGTTGGGGCGGGTCTCGTTGCGCCCCTACGGTGCCGTCAGGCCGCCTCGTTGGGCTACTTCTCGGGCTTTGGTCTTGCGCGAGCGGTGCTCATCGACACGCTCCGCCCGCTCGCCGTCAGCCCACTTCGCTGCATCGGCTTCGCTCATCTCGATGATCTGGCCGGGCTGCCAGTCGATGTCAGCTCCGGCCACCGAGTCGAGCATCCGCACCTTGACCACTAGCGCTTGACGGTCTTCTCGGCCGCCGGTGCCGAGGCTGTCGTCTCGAAGCCCGACGCTCGCCGAGCCTCAGCCGACTCCTTCTCGACATCCTCGAACTTCGAGTCGACCTCCGCGTTGGCGGTCTTCTCAGCGCCCTTGGCCGCGCTCTCGTGGGCGTCGATGAGCTTCTGGACAGCGTCGTCGGGCTCTGAGCCGCCTTCGCCACCACCGGCGGCGGCGGCACCCCGGAGGCGCACGTCCTCCGCGCTGACGGCCTGCTGCTTGAGCTGCTCGGCGGTGGCGCTCTTGGAGAACTCCTTGTCGCCGATGTAGGTGAAGTCGGGCGTCTGGTCCGGCGAGCCGTCAGGGTGGCGGCTGGCCATCACGACGCGATCGTGGTCGCCCTTGTGATCGGGCATCGGTGAAGCACCTCCTGGAGAGTCGGGGGGTTAGGTGGCCCGTGACGTGGGCCAGTCGGACGGTTCGGCCGTCAGCCGCTTCTTACGAAGCGCCGTTCTTGTATGCCTTGTAGGCGTTCAGGTCCTGGGGTCGCCCACCGCTCCGCTGGAAGAGCAGGAAGCCGACCTGCAGGAAGTCGGCGTAGCGCTCCTCGAGGCGGAGCGTCCGCACGTCGGTCACGTCACGCACGACGTAGCCCGCGCGGAAGTCGCCGAACAGGATCGACTTGGCGTTGATGGCCATGACCGGCATGTCGTTGTTGGCGATGACCGGGTAGCTCATCAGGCTGTCAGGCTGGCCGACCTGGACAGAGGGCTCCCAGAGGGGCCGGCCGAGACCAGCGCCACCGGAGTCGTCCCGCAGCCGCCGAACCGCGGCGATGGTCGCATCGTTCAGCATGAACGCGCCGTTGCCCCGCGCCCGATAGGCCGGGTCGATCGAGTGCACCAGGCTCACCAGGTCGTTGTACGAGATCGTCAGGCCCGTGCCCGCGCCGCCCGTCACACCGATCGTGGAGTTGGTCTGGATGCCTTCGGGCTGACCCGTGCCCGTGCCCGTGGTGAAGTGGGTGTTCTGGATCCGGCCGATGCGCCGACCCAGGGCTCCGGTGAGCCAATCCTCCACGTCGAAGGCGCTGTCCTGGAGGAGCTGCAGGCTGACGCGCACCAGCTTGGACGTGTACATGTAGGCCGAGAGGATGGCCTGACCGAACGTCACGTCCTGCTCTGTGACCTGCGTGTTCTCGGCGAGGATGGCGCCCACGTTGGCGGTGTCATCGACGGTCGGCCAGGGGAGGTCCGCGCCGTTGTCGGTCGTGATGACCTCGGCCACGTCGCGAACGGGGCCGTACCACTTGAGGGTCTCGATGAGCTTCTGGCGGAACTGCGCCGGGATCAGATAGCCACCAGCGGTCGTGCCGGTGCCCGCGGCGCGGGACTCGAACTTGTCGCTGACGAGTGCGCGGTCTTCCGGCGCGATGTCGCTGACGCCTCGGCGAAGCATGTTGCCGAAGGCCTGGGCGTAGCGCTTCTCGGGATCGTCGTCCTTCTCGATGGTCAGCGCCGTGGTCTCCACGGCACCATCGGTCGGCTGGGCGGCGAAGCGCTCTTCAAGCTTCTCGCCCTTCTCCAGGACGTTGAGCGTCCCGGACCACTCGGTGAGGTCCTTTTCCAGGGCCTCCCAGCGGTTGGTCTCTTCCTGCGAGAGCTTGCGGCTCTCGGTCGCCGCACGGAGGCGGATGTCCTCCATGTCGGCCCAGATCGAGGCTCGCTTCTCGCGAACCTCCAACGGTGTCATCGGACTCTGGCTCCCTTCGTGTAGTCCCCGGCCAGAGCCATCAGGGCCCGAGCGCGGAGGAAGATCTGTTCGGTACGGACATCCGCTTCGTCATCCGCATCCGCACGAGTGGCCAGAGCCGGCTCGTACCGCTCGGTGAGCTCGACGAGTGCCCGTGAGGCGGCTCGCAGAGCTGGCACCAGATCGGGTGTGACGACGCCCTGACGCACGGCCTGGACGATGCGCAGACGCTGCTCATCGCTCAGGTCGGTGGCATCCATGAGAAGGCCGAGGCCGGCACTGCGCACGGCAGCATCGGTCTCGCTATAGGCAGGGAAGGTGACGGTGGAGACATCGGGGACCTGGAGCTCCAGCAGCTCCCGGGTCTCCTCGCCCTCCTGATTGCTCGTCCAGTCGTCCTTCACCGGCAGGAAGCTGAAACTCATGCCGTTGATGACCCCGGACCGAACGAGGGCGTGGAGGTCTCGCGCATAGCTCGTGGGCACCCACTCAGCCTCGACGTGGAGGCCCTTCTTGCGCTCCTCGAGGTGAAGCGAGCCGGGGCCTTCCTTCACCGTCGAGCGGGCAAGGACGAGGTTCGGATCGTGGTTGTGCATCAGACGCACGTCGCCGTCGGAGATGACCTTGGCAAAAGCACCGGAGCGGACCGTCTCCCAGAAGCCGTAGGGCTTGCGCCCGATATAGGCGCGCTTCCCGAAGACCGCGGCATGGCCGCGGAACAAGAGTCGGTCGCCATCACCCTCGGCGTCGGCCGGGTCAGCCTCGAAGGCGACGAACCGGCGCTCCGGTCCGATGAGGGGTTGGAGTGCTCGTGTCATCTGCCGCTCCCGGCCGCCGATCTCAAGCACACGGGCGTGTTCCTCCAAGTGGTCGCGGCCGCAGGAACTCGTGGCGTCCTGACGAACACGGGCGAGGGCGTTTCGGAGATGCGGCAGGTCGACCTTGCCGCTCTTGTCGTGGTGGGGGTAATGCCGCAGGGAGCGAGGGACAGTCTTTCCCTGTTCGTCCTTCTCACCGCCCGCGTCGATACACGCGAACGCAGAGTCGGGTAGACTGCTGACCAGTGCTGCCGACCATTCCGCCAAGGTTGTCTCTCCGATGGGAGTGAAGGGCAGGCGCAACGGCGTCTACCACTACGTCAAGTTCACCTGCGCTCAATGCGGGATCGCCGTGAAGCGCGACCTGCACAGCGCCGGTCGAGCGCGGTTCTGTTCACGGACCTGTGCTGGGGCCTACGGCCGCCGCAACCAGACGCGCACCAAACAGGTCGAGGTCAGTTGCGTGCAGTGCGGGCGGCTGTTCGAGCGATGGGCGCACGACACTGGCCGCCGGTTCTGCGGCTGGGAGTGCCGCCGCGCCTGGAATGCAGCTCGTAGACCACTCGCCCGTATCCGACTCGCGGCCTACCAGGCTGCAATGGCCGCCAACCGTCGTGCCCAAGAGGCAGGCATCGCCGGCCGCCTTACGCGGGACGACGTTCTAGCTCTGTGGCAACGCCAGCCCGTCTGTCGATTGTGTGGGGCGGGACGTGGCCTCGACCATGTCATTGCCATGAGCCGGGGCGGAGCGAACGTCCCAGGGAACCTCCAGACGCTTTGCCAGCGGTGCAACCAGCGCAAGCGCTGGACCGACGCAAAGGCCGCTTAGAGACAGTCCGGGCAGGGCTCCAGTTCGGGCGCGAGCTGGCTACGCTCCTCGGAGCGGTTGGCCTTCTCACACTGCTGCGCGGCGGTATGGCCGATGCGAGCTGCCTTACCTTCGTCCTTGGGGTCATCCTCAAAGGACGAGTTGGCGGCGTGCATGTACGCCCGGGCGCACTTCGCGGAGTAACGCTCACGCACCGGAGCGGGCAGGTCGGCGACCGTCGCGTAGGGCATCTCAGCCTCCTACCGGGACGGCATGGCCGTTCCCGTTCCCGCCTTGGGGTGTCGGGCGTACCGGCTCGGTGTCGGCGAGCAGCGGTGAGGGCTCAGGGTGTCCGTGGGGCGTCGGGCGACCGAGGATGGGATGGCCGCTCTCGTCTAGGACGCTGAAGTTCGCCGGGACCATGAAGTGGTCGCCACCGGGATCGGGTGGCAGGTCCTCGGCGATGCGGACCTCGTTGCGGGACTTGACGCCCCATTGCAGCCACTTAGCAGCGGCCTCTGCACGCCCCTTCTCATCGCCGCGCTGTAGGTCGGCAGTGTTGAAGCGGCAGACGTTCGGTCCCGTCAGGCACTCCCGCGAGAGCCGCTGCTCGAGCCGTGTCAGCCAGGGACGCAGGGTGTAGACGATGAAGCCGATGGCCTGCTGCTCGATGCCCGTGCCCCAGCTCGTGGACTTCTCCACGTCTCCCAGGAGGTGGGGCGGGATGCCGTAAAGGCGAGCGATGTCGGTGATGGTGAACTTGCGGCTCTCGATGTACTGGGCGTCCTGAGGCGGGAAGCCGTACTCCTTGAGTTCCATGCCCTCCTCGAAGAGGGCGAAGCCGCCGGCGTGCTCGGCTCCCTGGCGAGCACGAAAGCTCTCTGAGAGGTTCTTGCGGGCAGGGTCGCTGAGGGTCTTGGGGTGGATGAGGGCGATGGCCGGCCGAGCGTCGTTGTTGAAGACCCGTGCCCCGTACTTCTCGGCCGCCAGGCCCAGACCCAGAGCCTCCCGCGCCACGCCGATGGGGGAGAGACCCTCCAGGTCGTTATAGGACGGCCCCCGGACGTGCAGGATCGTGTCCGGCGTGAAGCGCTTCTTCTGGCCGTCGTCGAAGGTGACCTCGAACTCCTTGCCCCAGGGGTTCCCACCGGAGCGCTTGACGCGCTGGGGACTGACCCGCGAAGGCGCAAGTGGGTGGATCCAGCGCACCAGCCCCGACGCATCACGGTGCTTCTCGGCGTAGGCGTTGCCCCATAGGAGCAGGTGTGAGAGCACCGTCTCCCAGAGCTCCATCGAGGTCATGTCCCAATGGGGCTCGCGGATGAACGCCGAGTAGTACGGCGTCCGCTGAGCGGTAGCTCGGAAGGCCTGGAGCGGCAGCGAGGCGATAGCCCCCGAGACGAGCGCCACGGCGCGATAGACCGCCACGACCTTCATGGCCGACTGCTCGTTCACGGAGATGCCGGAGCTGGTCTTCTGCCCGCCGGTCAGCCACTCCACGAGACGCGTGGACGTGAGCGGCCAGCGAGCGTCCTCGATCGAGCGTCGCTCCAGGAGAGTGCTGAGGATGGACACGGGCAACCTCTAATCAGGCGGTCGCCCACGCTCCACGGTCCGGGCGAAGACGAGCAAGCCGATGCCGAGCACGACCAGTGCCAAAGCGGGTGAGAACAGGGCACATCCGGCCATGAGCAGGCCTAATCCGACGGCATCGAGGAGGAAGACGATTACTCCACGTCGATCCACAACATGCCCCGCGTCTCGTAGACGCTCGGCCCTTCGCTCTGGCGGACGATGACCCGGGCCAGACCGGTGACACCCGCAGCGATGGCGTCGATGCGGTCCGAGGAGCGCTCCTTGTCGGGCTTGATGTTGCCCGCAGGATCCGTCCGTACAGCCACGTTCTGGGCCATCCAGCGCAGGACTGGGTGTCCTCCCAGCCGGACGCGCTTCTCCAGGATCAGTTTCAGGATCTCCTTGGTCGGTGCAGACAGCGACGCGAAGCCTTGGCGGATGGGCACCATCAAGAGCCCATCGGAGGTGAGCTGGGTCACGAGCTGGGTGGCATTCCAGGGGTCGTAGCCGATCTCGTTGATGCGGTACGTCTCGCCCAGCTCAGCCAAGTCCGCGCGGATGACGTCGTAGTCGGTGACGTCGCCCTCGGTGGCTTTGATGAAGCCCTGGTCGACCCAGCGGTCGTAGGGAACGCGATCGCGCTTGCTGCGCTTCGCCACCCCTTCTTCGGGACACCACAGCCGGACGAGGATGTCGTAATCGTCTTCGTCAGGCAGCCACAGCCACAGAGCCGCGAGGTCGGTCGTCGACGCGAGGTCGAGCCCGCCCCAGGCCTCTCGGCCCTTGAGCTCCTCCTCGGGTGTCAGGGGCGGGCAGGCGTCCCAGCGCTCGAGCGGGATGAAGCGCGTGGCCTGCTCGGTCCAGATGCAGAAGTTGAGCCGCTTGACCAGGTTCTCCTTGGCCGGGATGCCCTGGGCCTCGGCGACCTGCTCACGGAGATACTTGCGGGTGATAATCGTGTCGAGGCCCGGATTGGCCTTGGGCCAGACCTTCTCGTCGGTCCAGTCATCGCCTTCGTCGAGGCCGCAGACGTAGGCGAACCAGGCGTCGTTCTCCAGCCCCTCCAGGACCTTGACCGAGTAGTCGTGGTGCTGCCAGCAGACCGAGTGTCGGTCGTAGCCGGAGTTGGTGATCTCGATGATGAGCGCCTGCCGGCGGCCTTTGGTGCCGGCGCGCATCTTGTCCACTACGAGCGAGTCAGGGTGCTCGTGGATCTCGTCGATGAGCGCCATGTGAACGCGCTTCTGGTCGAGCGAGCGAGCCTCGGACGAGACGCCCCGCATGAAGCTGTCAGTGGCGGCGAAGGCTAGGTTGTGCGCTCCGACCTCGACGCGGGCCTTCAGGGCAGGGGAGTTCTCCACGAACTTCCGGGCGTCTCGGAGGATGTAGTTGGCCTGGTCCCGGGTGACCCCGGCGGTGTAGACCTCGGCCGAGGCTTCCTCATCCGCTACCAGCCCATAGAGCCCGATGCCTGCGGCCATGGGCGTCTTGCCGTTGCCCTTGGCAATCTCGATGTAGGCGTTCCGGAAGCGCCGATGCCCGTCCGGCCCGATCCAGCCGAAGAGCGAGCCGACGATGAACGCTTCGAAAGGCTCCAGTCGGAAGGGCTTGCCCGCGAAGGCACCCTCGGACAGCAGCAGGAAGCTGAAGAACTCGATGGCGTTGTCGGCCCGAGCCTGGTCCCAGCGGAGTCCCCGTTCGTGCCCGGTCCGTAGGTCCTCGAGGTGCCGCTCGCAGGCGAGGCGTACCAACCGGTTGGCGACGATCTTGCGCGACGTGACCGCCCGGGCGTAGGTCTGGACAGGATCAGCCGGTCCGCTTCCTTCGGAGGAAGTCCTCGAACGGGTCTTGCTTGCCCTTGCGCTTCTCGATGTGGAGCCGAGCACGGCTGACGGGGCTGAAGCCAAGAGCGTCCTCCATCCGCAGCATCGCCGCCCCGATCCGGTCAAGCTCCTCCACGCCGGGATGGAGCTTGGGCTGGCGCATCGAGCCCTCGCTCATGCGACCCTGCTTCTTGATGAGCGCCCGGTAGTAGGCCCGCTCGTCGTGGGCCTCGCAGTAGCGCATAAGCAGCGACAAGTCGAGCGTCGGAACGAGCCACTTGTCGGCCACCGACCAGACCCGCAGCCAAGCCTTCTTGCCCTCGGCCCCGAGTGACTCCGGCGGGTCCGGGACGCGCTCGACGGCACCTTCGATGACGGTCGTCTCAGGGATCGGCCGCTTGCCGGGGTTGCCCAGGAGCCTGCGTTTCTCGATCGGTGTCGGACTACGGCTCACCGAGGGTTCCCCTTCCAAACCGGCATCTCATTCGCGGCGGTGAAAACGCGACTTAGCCAGCGGTCCTAGCGCCAGCACTCCTCAGAGATTTGGGAGGCCTATCCCTTCAGACCACTCCGAGGAAGCGCAGCAGGACAACGATGACCAGCAGCAGCACGATGACCCAGAGGATGGAGGCGAACTCTCCCCAGTTCATGCCGACCTCCGGTAGCTGCGGTTGCAGTAGCTGTGCTCGGGCCCCGTCCAGCTAGCCCGATCATCGCTGTGACCCAAGTCCCAGCGTTCTCCCGGAAGGATGAGCCGACCGCATCTGGCGCAGAGGACGGTGCCGCTCTCCACTAGTGGCTGCCACTCTCGGCGCTGCCTGTCGTGGAAGACGTCGTAGCCGCGCTCCTGCCGAGAGAGGATGTGCTGGGAATGACGCTTGGGGTGGAAGGGGCAGGGCTGAAGCTGAGGGCAGCCGGGCTGACTGCAAGGGGAGGAGGGGCGGAGGGGCACCTCAGCAAGAGACGCGGCGGCTAGCTAAGGGTGCCGCTCTGCGCATCCGGCTACTGCGCCTGGCTCTCACCCGAGCCCTGCGGGGAGGCTACTCGGCCGAACGGCACGGCCTCGGGCGGAGGGTAGCACAGGAGTCAAGGCGTCACACCAGCTTCCGACCGTCCCACCGCTTCGCCACAACGTCCTCGATGTACTCCCGCACGATGACCCACAGTTCAGGCGAGAGCGACTCCAGCCCAATCACGCCCCAATGACCTTGATGCCAGAAAAACGTGACACCCGGGACGGAAGGGAGTTCTCTAATCCAGAACGCTATGTCGCCCGACGCCACGGCTTTATCCCAAAACCGCTGGAAACTCTCGATTACCTCATCCCGCTGACGATTAACACGATGCAGCGCCTCACGTGACTCGCTCATCCTGCCCTACCACCACTCCGGCGGGTCAACCAGATCCCAGCAACGCTCACACGTCCAGTAGTCGACGCGAGAGTGGTCCCAGATTACGGCCGAGCCGCCAGCCCTAACCATCTTGTAGCCAGGGATACGGCGATGACCTAGCAAGCGGCAGACCAACCGCTTCATGCCGCCATCGCATCCGGCGCAACTTGGTAGCGATTCCAGAGGAGCCGGAGGGCCTGTTCCGTGACCCACTCCCAGGTCCACTCCGGCAAGCCCAAATAGGCGCACACGACCCGGTACTGGAAGCCCGACCAGGCCAGGCGATAGAGGAAGATGGCGCGCTGGTAGTAGAGCGACCGCTCGTCATGCCCAGCGATGGTCGCAAGGGCCGCCTGCATCGGCCGGGCATAGTGCGGCGTCATGTCCTCTTGCCCTCCGCGCTCAGCGTACTGAAGCTGGAAGGGCGACTCCTCGATATAGGTCCGGAACGGGTCCGCGAAGGTCGGGGTGCCGAGGCGCGAGCCACCGACGCTATCAGGCACCTGATCGTAGGCGGGGCCCTGGTAGCCCTCGGCCACCGGCTCACCCCGTCTGGCATCAGGGACGGGCTCACCCTCGGCCCGACAGAGGATGCACAGGACCTTGCCGCCGGCGTGATACCAGCGCTTGCACTCACACTGAGAGCCGATCGAATGGCGGTAACGCTGCGGAGCGCTCCAGGGCCTCTGACCGTGCAGGCGGTCAGGGACATCGTCCTCCCACTCTTCCTGAAACCAGCGCAGCAGCCCACGGAGATCCCGAGGCTCCCGGCCCTTCTCCATGGTCCGCCGGACGGACTCCTCGTGGTCGAGAGAGTGCGGTCGCTCGAGCTTGGCCCGGTCGGCGGTGAAGCGGGGGTGCTTGCGACTCACGCCGCCCCGTCCAGCTCATCGAGCGCGGCGCGCACGTGAGCTGCGAAACGCTCTAGGGCGAAGCGACGCTTGGGCAGCTCTTCATCGAGGCCGTAAAGCGTGACGACCGCCTGGGTGAAGGAGGACACGCCGAGCTTCCGGTAAATGGTCGTGAGGTGGTTCTTGACGGTCTGCAGGCTTATGTCCAGTTCCGCAGCGACGAGCTTCTGCTTACCCAACCGTCGGTTGGCCCCCACGACCTCCCACTCCCTCGGGGACAAGGGCTTGCCGTAGTTCGTCTCCAGTTGAGCCACCCAGTCGGCGGGACCCGTTCTGGGACCCATTGAAGGTTCGAACTGTCCCGTCATGGCGTCACCTGACACGCCGTTTCGTGCTGAAAGTGGGGTGGCCTACGGGGCTTGAACCCGTAACCTTCGGAGCCACAATCCGACGACCGGGAGCGTGCATCAGCCACTTCGGGACCCATTATGGGACCCTAGCGCCATCCGAGTGGGGCGATCGAGCGTCCTGACGGCCTTGCGCCGCATCTCTTCGGTGACGTGGGCGTAGACGTTGGCGGTGACCGAAGGCGTGGCATGACCGAGGAGGTCGGCGATGTCACGCATCGGCACTCCCCGAGCCAGAAGCAGGGTGGCCGTGCCGTGGCGGAGGTCGTGCACTCGCATCCGGGACAACCCTGCTCGGGCTAGGAGCCTCTGGAGGCGATGGCCCGCGACGTCCACCCGGAGACGCTCTCCGCGTCTCTCACCGACGAAGACGGGCTCACCGGGTCCGATCCGCACCGCCCGGGAGCGATGAGCACGGAGAGCTCCGAGGACGAAGTCAGGCAGAGGCACGGTCCGCGCCGAGGCCCGCGTCTTGCCCTGGCGGACGAAGACCGTCTCCCGCTCAAAATCGACGTCTCGCCAATCCAGCCCGACCGCCTCCCCGGCCCGCAATCCCACCCCCAGAAGGAGAACGTAGAGAGCTTCAAGCGGGTCCCCTGAGACAGCATTGAGGATGCGCTCGGCGTCGGTGTCGGTCATCGCCCGGATGGCCTTACGCTCGGCGCGGGGAAGGGGCATCCGCGTCGCCACGTTCGCTGCCAGAGTGCCCTCCCTGACACCCTGGCCGAGGGCCATCTGGAGGGTGGTCAGGACCCGCCGGACGGTAACGGGCGAGAGACCAGCTGAGAGCCGGTCGGCGATGAGCCGCCTGACATCGCTGGTACGGATGCGGGCCACGATCATGCCTCCCAGGAGGGGCGAGATGTGCAGCCGGACATGCCCGGAATAGCTGACGAAGGTAGATGGGGCGATGGTCGGCCGGATGCCCATCAGCCAGTCGCTGAAGTAGGCGTCGAGGGTCATCGTGGCCGGGTCAGCAGAGGCACCGTAGGCCCGGAGCATCCGCTCGAGCTCCGCCCGTGCTTCCCGCTCACTCCGGGCCCGGGCCTTGTGGCGGACCCGCTTCCCATCACGGGAACCCAGTGAGACACGAGCGATCCAGGACCGTTCAGAACGGGAGTAGAAGACCGAGCCCTCCCCACGACGGCGTCGCCTCGCCACCCGCGCATCATGCCGCACGGCTCCGGCGCTCACACGCCGCTACGAACGCCTCCAGCTCGGTCGACTTGATGCGCACCGACCGCTGCGTGAAGCGAACGACCCTGACCTGACCCGAAGCCATCAGCCGCGAGAGGGTCCGCCGCGACACCTGCAGCCGCGCCGCAGCCTGGTCCAGCGTCAGCAGTTCGGTCAGGCTCAAGATCGACCTTGCCAGGCTCGCTTCTTGGAGGTCACCGGTCGGCGGCCTTCGGGGTAGCGCGCCGGAGACGGAAGACCCGTCGCTTGATGGCCTTGAACTCCTCGGGCGACACCTGCCGTGGGATGCCGGGATAGTAAATAATAGGCCTCTCCAATGAGCGGGCGGAGCCCTCCGAGGAGACGGGCCGGGCGGCCTCTAGCGCAGCGCGTATTTCCATCGCAGTAGGGAACCCTTCATCATCACCGAGCCGCGTATCGCGCAGTATTCGCAGTGCCCGCGCCACTCGCTCCTCGTCGATCGCCAGCGCCGCCGTGTCGAGCTGAGTCGGCTCGACTTCATCCGTCGCAGCTTCGTAGGCATTACAGCCCTCGCAGTTGCACTCATCGTCATGCTGGCGGCGATAGATATGCGCCACGGAAAGCAGCGCCGCTCGCAGCGCCTCGGTGCCCGTGGCGGGCTGGGCCTCTGGTTCCCCTAGCCACGCTTGGACCTTCGGGACCATCTCATCGAGGACGCGGCGGCCGATATCCGACCAGCACCGGTCCTGACAGCACTCGCCGCGGTGGCGCCCCGGCACCTCACGATGCGCCCAATAGGCACGCCGCCAGACATCGACATAGCGATCGACGACAGGGTCGCTCACGTCACCTCCTCTACTGCGGCGGGCTCGGCCTCCAGCAGGGCGCGGGCCTCTTTGTAAGCGCCCAGCTTCTCCCCGAGTCCCTGCCGCCAGCGATAGGGCTCGCCGCCGCAGAACACATCATCGCGGGCGAACTCCGCCAGAGCGAACTCCGCCAGAGCGTCGGCGGCCTCCAAGGCCCTATCTCGCCGCCTGCCTTCCTCCTCCAAGAGGTAGAGGACGGCCTCAATCTCGATATACCAGCCGTTCGAGTCCTCCATCATCCCCACCGGGTACTCCGAGAAGCGGGGCAGCTTCTCTATAAGGGCACGCAGCCGGGGTAGGTCGAGCTTGGTCATGAGTGGGCCTCCACTCGTGAACGGCGGATGAGGCCGGCCGGAACACCGTGTGCAACGGCCCACCTCTCATAGTCGAGGGTGCCTTGGAGTGCCATGACATGGCCGAGGAGGGCGGCTCGGTCCTGATTAGCCTGCCGCGCCCTCAGCCTCCAAGGGCCGGGAAACTCCGTCCAAGCATCGGCCCGCTCCGCGATGGCAGCCAGTTCTTCCTCAGTCAGTCGCCGCACATACACCTGCCGGTTCCTCCTTATCCCGCCGACCTACGGCGGTAGGTCCGATACTCCTTCGTGAGACGCAAGCCCTCGATAGTGACCCAGCGAGGCACCCATTCCTCCGCCTGCTCTACTTCGATCAGATGGGGCGATGCGTGACCATAGGGCCGCTGACAGGCACGCTCATGCAAAGTGAAACCGCAATCTCGGCTCACCCCAACTCCTTCAAGAACCCATCCAGCCCGGAGGGACGTAGGACGCGGACATCGGCGCCGGCCGTTTCCAGGGCTGCCAACCATACGGCCTGATCCGCAGTCGGCCGGGCACCCTCCCGTTTCGTTTCTATGACGAGGATACGGTGGCCGTCTGTGGCCACCACATCCGGGAAGCCAGCGTCGCCCTGCTGCAGCGCCTTATCACTCCGGCGATCGTGATGGACGAGCCAGCCGTGCCAGCGCAGGGCGTCGACGACCGCAGTCAGCAGGTCATCTTCCGAGACAGGGAGGGCTTGGCGGGCGAGGAGGGTCATGCTGGCCACCTAGCCGCCTGTTTCGCTGCCACTCCCAGATGGGATACGCAGAGCCAGTAGCCATTCCGCTGCTGGCGGGCCGGTCTCGGGCAGGGCTTCTTGGGCCATTCGCAACGCTTCGTCATGCCGTGAGCCCCATCCCGCGCTGCACGCCTTGCAGCCGGGCCTCGGCGATGCGGACGTACTCCTCTTCGCGCTCGATACCAATCCACTGGAAGCCCTCCATCTCGGCGGCGATTGCGGTCGTTCCGCTTCCCAGGAATGGGTCGAGGACGGTCCCCCCGGAAGGCGTGACGAGCCGGACGAGGTGGCGCATCAGCTCGGTGGGCTTGACCGTGGGGTGATGGTTGGCTCTCTGAGCCCGGTCATGCGGCAGGCGGGCGCGGCGGTCGGGGAGTCGCCGGCCTGACTCGTTCGCTAGCCCTGCCGGTCGCGCTTCCAGCCCTCCGAGCACCGGCTCACGATCAGCCCGGTCGGCCTTGGGGATCAGGAAGAAGCGGGAGTAGGTACCCGAGTCGCCGTCAATCGCCCTCGAGACAGGGCCGTACTGGCCGCTCCAGGAACCGGAGCCGCCGTACTCGCCTTGTCGACTTCCGCTTGCCGTCTCTCCACCGCCCACCACGCCCGGTGTGTCGCCATCGAAGATGGGGTCGGTCAGGATTAGATTGCTCGGCCACCTTCCGGTAGGCGACTCGTCATTGCGCACGCCCTCTGGGCGCTCGGTTCCAGCGACGTACTCGTCAGCGAAGCCCGCCGACGGATTGATACTGCCGTCCCGACGTCGCCACGTTGACCACTGGCCCGGTATGCGGCACGCATCGATGGCCAGCTCCCGCAGCGGCCCCGGCTTCCTGGCCATGACAATCGGCTCCCAAGCCGGCTTCAAGAGCGCCCGGCTCTTCGGAAAGCCCGAGGCGTACGCCCAGACCAGGCAGTCTCGGATGATCCAGCCCGCATCCTCGATGGCGCAGGCGAGACGGTGGTAGGTGCGGGTGCCTCCGAAGGCGAGCAGGTAGGCGCCGGGCTTGGCGACGCGGAGGGCGGTCTCAGCCCAAGCACCGTGGCCGAAGCTTTTGTCCCACGTGCGGCCCATGAAGCTGATCGAGTAGGGCGGGTCAGTCACCACGGCATCGACCGAGGCCGGCTCCATCCCTTCCATGACGGTTACGCAGTCCCCGAGGATGAGCGTCATCGCGCCCATCTCCGCTTCGGAAGCCCGCCGCAGCTAGGACAACGAGGCCGGAATGCCCCCCGTTCCGGGAAGAGGCGCGATGGCAACAGCTCCCACAAGTGCCCGCAGCAACGCCATTCCCACCACCAGCGCGGCGTCACCCCCGAGCCTCCCGGTCAGCGGTGAGCGTCACGCAGCCACCTTCGGATCCACTTCCCGGCCATCGTCGACCGGCCAGGCTTCCCCGAGTGCTTTCACCCGTTCCCAGCAGGCGTGGCTGTCCCGGCATCTCGGTCCCTGGTCGAACGTCTTTCCCGGAAGGGGGTCGCGCCAGCGGATGAGTGCCACCCGGACGTCGGGGGAGTCGAGGCCGCAGAGTAGGCATCTCATGCCGACTTGCCCAGGACGGCTTCGGGGTCGAAGCCCGCCGCCGACATGCGTTCGTGGAAACTTGTCGTTACGGAAGAACCGTCGTTGTCATTGTCGTTGTCGTTGTCTTCTAAAAACAACGAGTTACTGCCGGGGTTACTCACCGGGTTACGCTTCGGGTTACGGTTGCGGTGACGCTTGGCGCGCACCCTGGCCATGCGTTCGGCAACCTTCCAGTTGCCTTCCTGCCACTCCTCCCAGCCGTCGATGTAAATGCTGGCGTCGTCCCGTAGGACGAGGTCGCCCTGCTCGATGAGGTAGGGGATCCACCGAGCACGCTTGCCCAGCAGGACACGTACCAGCTTCTCGCTCTTGTAGACGCCCCTCTTGGAGTGGTTCGCGCCGGCGCAGAGCAGCGCCGTCAAGGCTACGAACGCCCCGTCCGGATAGTGCTCCTTGCGCTCGGCGTAGTCCGGATCGAGCCGGATGTAGGCGCGGGTCATGCGGCCTCTCGCAGTCCGCCGAAGCGTTCGTAAATCGCTCGCCACACGATGCGCCGGGGTACAAAGACGCAGCGCGAGTGATATTGCTCCTCGGTGCTCTGATCGGCCTTCCGATAGGTCGTAGTCCAAGCCAGGTAGTTCTCCTGGAAGACGGCGACAAGCATGGGGAAGGGGACGAGGCACCAGCGGCCTGTGTCACTCCACCACCACAGGACGTAGTCGGTCGCCTTGGCCGAGTTGAGCGTCCAGCCGATAACCTTCTGCTCGATCTTGCTCCATACCTCGAGAGCTAGATCGTCCTCGTCGGGATGCGTCGCAGCCCAGTCCTGCTCGCGCACCTTCACATCGACGCTCAGCGGTCGGCCATGCTCCCGGTCCACCCACCAGTCTGTGCCATTGCGGTCGTCTCGTTCCGATGCTCGCCGGACAGCCGTGGCACCGGGGATGGCGCCTGTCAGGACATCGCCGACTGACTGCGCGGTCGCAACGCCCGTGCTCATCGCCATCCGCTCGGAGAACAGATAGACGCGCTTCATGCGGCAGCCTCGGCACCCCACACCGCGAAGCCTTCGCGTGGCCCACGGGCGAACATGTCCAACCTCGGTGCAGGTGATAGGCGGGCCACCATCTGATAGAACTGGTCCGGCTTGGCCGAGTGTCGTCCACCCCGGGGTGCCTGGAACCACGTGCCGGTGTCCTGGTAGAGCAGCGGTAGCGAGCCACGAACGCCGAACAGAACGTGCTCGGTGTTGTTGCGGAAGTAGTTGCCGATGCCGATGGACGGCTTGCACCACGTCAGCGCGGTGACGTAGCGGAAGCCCCACTGCTCCAGCAGCCCGAACCCCTTGGGCAGCGAGCGGTTGGTGATCCACAGATAGAGATGGCAGCCTTCGGACTCGCTGAGCTCAGCAATGGGCAGCGCCGCGATATCGGCCAGCGGCATCGTCGAGTAGGTCGGCTGCGCCCGGCCCATCTGATCCACGTCTCCCTCGTCGGATGGATCCCAGGGCGGGTCGATGACGATGGTCCGGTAGAGCTGCCCAGCGAAATGAGTCGGCGGCGACGTCTCATCTACAAGCTTACGGTTCTGCTTCCGCGTCACTTCTCGCACGGCCCACGAGAGATCGGTGTCCTCGTCACTGTTCTGGAGAGTCGCGATAGCCGCCTGGAAGCGGGCCTCGTCGAGCTTGGCGATGGTCTGCCAACGCTGTGACCGCCCTTCTGATAGGCCCATGGACGCTATCGTTGGTAAATCCGCCGCTCTGGCGGGTTTACCGCGAGCAGCACGGTTCCCCGACTCGGCCATCTGGATGAGCAACTTTCCGCCCCGCCGAGCGATGCGCCACTTCAGGACATGGGCGGCCACCTTCTCTTGGTGCGTCCGTGCGTACCGCTTGGCGGCTTCAGCGATCTCCTCGAGAGCTCGGTGCTCCGGCACCGTGGTGGCTACGGCCAGCCGCCGTTCAGCCTGGTCCACCAGGGCGACGGCAGACGGCCGCGCCGCCACCTTCTCCACACCCAAGCTGAGCTTGCTCATTCCGAGTCCGTCGCCGGAAGGACGGTGCCCCGGGAGGGCACACGGGGCGCCGTCACATGAGCCGGAGCGTTCCCACCTCCGACCTGGTATTGGATGGGGCCGGTGAAGCAGTGCTCGAGAGCTCGACAAGTCGCTACGGTCAGGTCCCAGGTCCGCCCTGCCACGAAGGGTCCGCGATCCACCACGGGCACGGTCAGGGTGTGGCCGGCATGGCGGAAGGTCACCCGCGTCCCGCAGGGGAGGGACTTGTGCGCCACGCCCATCAGGGAGGTCGTGAGGGTCTGTCCGCAGGCGGTGCCGTTGCCCAGCAGTCCATCCGAGCCGCCATACCAGCTCGCGACAGCGGTGCTCCACCCACCCGCCGAGACATCCATGACCGCGAGTAGGAAGATGCTCGACCAGGCGATGGCAGCGTGCCAGTAGCGCCTCATGCGACCATCGCCATGAGGTCGTGCTCTGCGGCGAGGCAGATATCCAGCGAGAGTTCAGACGGTATCTTGGCGAGGACGGCCGATTCGAGGTTCCCCTGAGTGCCCGACCGCGAGCCACGGGGGGCCGGGATGTGGTCTGGGTGGCCGTTACGGCAGCCGGGCCGGGCTACCCAAGTCGGCGGGAAGCCACCCCAGAGGTCGGTCGGCTTGGCCCGCTCCTCGCCGTAGCGGCAGTACCAGACCGTCCGCCGCTCGTGGGTATCGAGTAGGCCAAGGGTCCGCAGCCGGGCTCGGGGGTTCTCGATGACGTAGAAGGCCGGCCGAAGCTGCGCTATGAGGCTCTGGGTCCGCCAGATCAGAGCTAGCGCAGTAGCGGCGGCGAGTGTCTTCGGCCGCCCCTCATGGGTCCAGTTGCGGCCCATCGTCATGGTCGTGAATGTCGTGCAGGGCGGCGAGGCCAGGACGACATCCGGCCGCCAGGGCAGGTACTCGACGTGCAGGTTCAGCATGTCGATGCACAGGTCCGGCTCGAAGCGTGGCTCGATGTCCACGGTGAAGGTCTCGTGGCCGCGTTCCTTCCAAGGCTCAGACCAGCCCCGCAGCCCGGAGAAGAGGTCGAGGACCCTCACCCCTGCCCCTCCAAGGTGTACGTCGACCCCTCGAAGCTCCAGGTACCGGCGGGGTCGTTCTGCTTCATGCGTAACGTCAAGGAGCGGACGGAGCGGGCGACATGAGCGCTGACCGGGCCGATCAAGCAGTCACGGCACCAGGCTTTCGCGTTGTCGTCCGTCGAGTAGCGGGCGGGCTTGCCGCAGCGGCAGGTCACTCGTGGTGTCCGCAGAAAGGACCGTGGAAACCCCGAGCGGCACAGCCGAGGCGGAAGAACCAAGCCGCGATACCTTCTCGGATGCGCTGCCAGCGGGTCATCTCGCCCATCACGCCGCCCGCCTTCGATTGGCAGCCCGGATGTACGCCAGCGCCTGCTCGCGATGCGCGGAGCTCCAGTGCTCGACGGTGTTGCCGCCGGCACAGATGAGCATCGTGTGGGCCAGGTCACTGGTCGCTCTCTTCGAGGAACGCGGCTCGTCCTTGACGTGGTCGACCTGCAGTCCCGGCGAGAAGTCCGGCCGCATCTCGTCACCCCACTGGTTCCGGCAGCGATGCTTGCGGTCGAGTCGTGCCGCTGTGCACATGCCCGCGTCGCGGAGGAAGAGCGCGGCCCGGAGTTCGGGGGAGACAGGATCTGGATGCTGGCGACGCCGGAGAAAGCCCTTACGCAGCAAGGAGATGCCTCCAAGACCGCTCATGGACCACCGCATAGATGGCTCCATCCGAGACGCCGAACGCCGCTGCTAGGTCGACCTGACGTGCCCCTGCCGCGTATCGGCGCCTGATCTCAATGACTTCGGCGTCAGTTAGCCGAGAGAAGTGACACAGCGTCCCGGGCGCCTTAGGAGGCTTGGCGGCGCGTCCCTTCCGGTCACGATCGTGTGCGTTATCGGCGTGGGTCCCGAGGAATAGGTGGTCGGGCCGTACACACGCCGGCGTATCGCAGTGATGCATAACAATCAAGCCCGTCGGGATCGGGCCGTTGGTTAGGGCGTAGGCGATTCGATGGGCGTGATGCCCAAACTCAGTCTTCAGGCGGCCGTATCCCCACTCGTCCCGGGAAGCGGTCCATAACCAGCACTCGCCCGATCGGTCGACCTTCTCCCAGAAGCGCGCCGCCAAGGGGCGCCGGTTGCGGCGGGTTGTCGCACAACCCTTGGAGCAGTAGGCCTGTGCCTTGCTGCACGGGACGTACTCGGCACCGCACTCGATGCAGCAGCGGACGCCGAATCGGCGCCGGTAACTCGCGGCCACCTGATCGCTTCTCACTTCTGCGGCCAGGACTCGTTCTCGGCGCGGTGGACGCCCTTGTGGCCCGGCTCGGAGAGGCAGAACGCCCCGCCTTCGAAGGGGCTGGGAGCGCCACAGGCCTGCGGTGGGGCATCAGGGGTGCGCTCCGGTTCCTTCTCGGCCTCTGAGGCTGTCTCTGAGACGCTGGCGGGCTCCTCGGGCTCCGCCTCGAGTCGCTCGGCGACCTCGCCGATACGATCCACCAGCGCCTTGGACTCGGGTGCCTGCT